ATAAAGAAAAAATCCTCCTGCTTCTTGCCATTGTTGAATAGCAGTAATCTCATATAAAATGCCATTCATATCACCACCGAAAGGTGGAACACCACCTGAGCCAATAGGCGTAAATGTTAATGGAGGGAATCCATCAGTTAATGATGCTTTGCCGTTAGTAATCCCAATTTGGGACGCTGTAGGAATACTATATTTATATGTTGAACTTGCTGAGTTAGCAAAAGGTAATGGAATCTTTGAAGGTATATTGATACTTTGCATTTTTTATCCTATTAATATGTTAATGATACGCTAACGCCAGCAGGTCTAGGAAATACGCCAGAATTATTAATAATGGCGATTTGAACGGCACTTGGTACAAATGTTAAATGATATTGAAATGCCATACCACCTGAATCAATTACATAAGCTGCACCATAAGGATTTACGCCATCACTTGTTCCAAATTCAGCTTGCAATAAAGCATTGATAGAAGGAATAGATAAATTAGAAATATTGGCAGCAGCTTTAACTAAAATCAATCTACGATATTGAGCATCAGACAAAGCATAAGTTGTTGTTGCTGTAGCTCCCAAATAAAATGGAGCTTGATTAAAAGGCTGTGCGCCTGTCGATAAAGTAGGTGTAGTAACTGATTCATCAAAACCAAAATAATTTGACGCATTAATTTGTAAATAGCGTGATACACCTACAATTTGTCCCCAAATATCTAACCCGTTTCCTACCGCAGTTGCAACGTTCCAAATTTGAGTATAAAAATTTGCAATATCAACTGAAGGGTCTATTGCATCATTAAATGATTGTAATAGACCAACCAATGTTGGCGAATCAACATATTGACTTAATAAGGTTTCGTTCCAATTTATCATACTAATGTCACTGCTATATTAGATGCTGTTAATGTTGGAACTTGGTCAATGCCAAGTGATACTGATAATGTGCTAGGACTAGCACTTGCTCCCAAATAAACTTCAATTACGTTTACATTAGGATTAATAGCATTGATATTAGCGTAATAACGACCTGAATAAGAAGTAGAACCAATTGTTACAGCAGTTCCGCCATCTTGCCCATTAAAGGACTGAATAACAGCAGCTTGAACCAATTGAATAATATTAGATGGCAGCAAAGCACTATTTTTAATTTGCACAGCAAAATAAATAGGAGTAGAAGTTGGAGTAAGCCAAGTTACTGTATAAGCTGGCGGAGTTGAATAAGTTGTATCATAAACTGTATATGATGTATTTCCGTTATAACTTGTTCCAGGAGGTTTTTTACTCCAAATTGCTTGCGCTACAGCAGAAGCAGCTCCGCCAGCAACAGATACTGTAATTGAATGAGCAGCCATTGAATAACTTGTGCTGCCATAAGTTACTGTGCTATTTGTAGGATTATCTACTACCAAACATCCAATAACATTAGGAACTTGCGTTACGGCAGCATAAATAGAGCTAAGAGAATTTACTGAATTACCAGCTACAGAAGCAGACCTGCGAGCTTCAAATGCAGCTCTTGATTCAACAAGATTTCCCAATACGCCAGCAGCAGGATTAGTGATTGTGTTCCATCCTGCAATTGCAGTATAAATTGTATTTAATGCACCAGCAGCACAAGCAATTGCACCTTGCGTTTGATTTTGAAATTGAACTGTTATAGAGCCACTTGAAGGAATGGTAGCAAAAGCTGTAGATGAATATAAATATCCACTTGTATCTTGAGCTATAGAGCCAGCAGGAATAACAGTACCAACAGCACCTGTGCAAGTACAAGATACGACTGTGCCAGCTCCAGGGATTCTAGTAATAAAATAAATTTCACCGATAGCATCTTGCCATATTCCTGAAGCCATTGATGGATTGACTTGATTTGCAATATAAGCAATTTCATTGTTTTTATCACCAATAATGGCTGTTTCAGATTGTGCAATTTGTCCTTGAGGAGTTTGCAAAGAAGGATTTACACCACCACCAAATGCAGCATTAATATCGGCTTGAACACCTGCCAAAATAGCTGTTTCAGCAGGCAATACTGGACTGCCATTAACCCAAGTTATTTGTGGAACGTTAGTTGTCATAATTTATCCAAAGGCTACGTTATTAGTTACACCATCGGTGTCAATAATTTGAACTTGTCCTGTTAAGACACGATTAGTAAAAGATGTAAATGTTACTTTAGTTTTAGCCACATTAGGAATAGTAAATGCAGCTTCAGTAATTTTTTGGTCAACAAATTGTAAAGGTGGAAATTTACCTAAAATATTTTGCCAATATGGAAGCCCTAAAGAATTATCATACCAACACTCACCGACAAACGTTCTAACGGCAGAAGCAACATCTTGAGCAATAGAATAAGGCGCACTAGCAAGAGCAATATTTCCGTTTACATCAAGCACAATATCCCATTGTGCTTGGTCAAGAAGTAAACTATTTTGAATTATTGTCATATATCACCTTACATTGAATTACTTGGAGTTCCAGTATTTCCGCCTTGTGGGTCGGAATGAGTATGGCTATTGTATAGACTACGCATTTGCGCCATCGAATGTGTATTAGTGCTGTAATTATCTATAATATCGCCACTTACTTTTAAAATCGGTGTATTCATTGTAACATTAGTTGACGCATTTACGACTGCCGTTGGCGCATTTACTGTTACATTATTTGGCGATGTAATTGTAATTCCACTTGCGTTGAATTGAATATATTGCGTAGGAGCTGCGCCAATAATAGTCATCAAATAAACTATGTCAGAAATGTCATGTTTACGACTAGAACCAGGAGCTGAAATTGTTTTTGAGTTTTTAACAGTTGATATATCTCTATCGCAAACACTTGCAATTCCAATATCACCAACAGCAGGGTCTAAAATAATTCCATTAGAACCGCCTTGTATTCTCATATAAGGAACATTATAAATAGGCGCATGAATCCAAGAGTTTAAATTACCATCAACAGCATTAACTAAAGGCTGAACGCTTAAATATCCTACGGGTGAAACACCGCCCGAATTGGTAACAGATAAAACTTTAACAGGCATAGCTGTTCTTAAACCCGACATTGCAGATTTAATAATAAAATTTAATCTTCCTATTTCAGAAGCATTATCCGCAGGAACGTGATTAGTTTGGAGCGACATGTATAGATAGATTCAATTGTGAAGTTGTAAACCAAGGACCATCAGGGGTCAATGTGCTAATTTCATGCGTGCAAGTATGAACTGGAAATTGTCCGTTTGCTTTTGGAATAGAAGAAGTTAAATTAACAGTTCTTCCATTAGCAATTAAAGGTTTAAATTCTGATTTAACAGTAAAACCACTCATCCAATAAGAAGGATAACCAACCATTCCAGTTTCAGGACTTACATCAACTACAACATTATCAACATTGCCATTATTAGCCCAAATATAAACAGTGTTGTTTTCTATCTTTAAAGGAAAAGCAGCGTTATTAGCTACTGTTTGCATTTGGTCAACAGCAGAGCCGTAAACATTTTGATTTTGTAATACAGCGTGAGCTTTATTTGAACCTGTACCATTTACAAACTTAAATCCATTTGTTAATGCTAAGGCTTGAATAATATCTTCTGCATTATGAGAACCTTGAAAGCTATTTGATGCAATAGTATTACCTTTTGCAAAATATCCAGTTACCGCAGAACAATTAAAAGCAACATCAGGAACGCTTGCAAAATCAATAAAACTAGAAATAATTGTTCCTGAAAATACTTGTTGCAATGCAGCATCGCCTTGATTGCCAGCACTAACAACTACAGTTGTATTTTGAACTCCAACCATATTAGCTCCTGTGCTTGAATATTCATTCATTTGAGCTAATGTCATTCCATATACTTTTAATTGCAAAGTTCCATAAGCACTATTTCCGCCTGGATTTGTAATAATCGCAGAACACCTTAAACCTTGAAGGTCTAAAGTTTTACCATTTACAGTTGTAAATTGTAAATTTATTTGGCGTATTGCAAAACTCATGATTGATAAACCAAAATGTATCTTGAACTTAAACCTGTGTAATCAGGGTCATTAGTTCCTTGAGTGTCAAAGAAAAATAAATTTCCTGAAAATCCTAAATAGGCTTCTCTAATCAAATAAACTAAATTTAAACAAATCATGGTGCTAACTATTTCAGTACCATTAACAGTTATATCAAAATACAAACCTGTGCTTTTTTGATAAATATTAATATCACAATTCTGAGTTCCCAATTGAACAGAGAATGATTGAGATGCAACAGCGTTAAGAGGAATAGTTTGATACATAATTATCTCACGTTGGCGCAAATAAAAGTGGAGTTACTGGCGGAGTATATGTAATTGGTGAAACTTGACCATTAAGATATGTTGTTGCTCCGCTAGGTGCAGAAGTTGCTGGAACAGCTTGTTGAGCAATTCTAATTTCTTGAAACCATAATTGAGCAATAATTAAAGAAACACCTTGTTTTGCTTCTCTACGATAATCAACATGAATTAAATTACAATTATTATAAGTTGCATTAGGCGTAATAACATTAATTAATGTTAAAGAATTAATTAGCTGTTCAATTGTGCTTAAAAAAGTTTCTTTACTCATTGCACCATTGCCGTTACATGAAACAGTTACTCTCAAATCAAAAGGCAATGCAACTTTGTTGTAACTTGAAAAACTACCGCCCTCAACAGGATAATTAGGAACTTTACGTTCTTCACGATATTCGAATTCAATGAATGAATCAGGAGTAATAACGCTAACACCTGTTGAATCAACAAACCCCCATTGAATACCATAAGCGTTATTAGGTATTTTTGCTGTGCTTATATTATTAATAGGCGGAGTTGGTGACGATGGTGAACGTGGAATTGCTGGAACACCTGGCAAATTAGGTACGTCAGGATATGGAATATTTGCCATTATCTAGCTCCTGCCATGCCTGAAGCAATAATTGGGTTATTTTGAGCAGCACGTTCAATATCATTTAACATTTTATTTGGGTCATTAGTATTGGTATATACATTCAAATTTTGAACATTACTTGTAACATTGCTTGTGCCATTACCATTATTAGCTAAATTAGCATTTGCGCCAGCCATATTATAATATTGAGATGCCCATTTTGCTCTAGCACCAGCAGAATTATCACCTGCTCTTTCATAGCTTGCAAACATAACGTTTGATGATGATAAATAATCCATTGCAGATTTTAATGCGTTACCAGCAGCACTTTCTTTATGATTTAATTCATATTGAACAAATTGAGCTTGTTTCATTAAATCTGCTCTTGGGTCATCTAATCCAAAACCAGCCCAATTTTTAAAATCTGCTTGTCTTGTTTTATTCCATTGAGCAATTCCTAACATTCCCAAAGAATTTTTGGCATTAGGATTTAGTGAACTTTCTTGCATCAAATTGCCAACAATGCCAGCAGCTTGAACCTTGCTCCAACCTTGAGATTGGAAATAATCCATTAAAATTTGAGAATTAGTGCCTTTTTTTCCAGCATTAGCTTGATTTTCTTTTCTTAGAGCTTCTAATTCTTCAGGACTTTCACCTACTTCTTTGCTATGCAATAATAAAGCCAATGTAGCAAATACTTTACCAGCAGCAACCCAAACACCACTTGTTGCTGTAACTCCAAGAACTTTCATGGCTTTATCAAGAGTTAAAATTGCACCACTTAATACAATAATATTAGAAGCCCAATGGTCAGTTGAATCATTAAATTTAGTAAATGATTCCATTCCAAATTCAAGCGTTTTAAACATATCGTGCAATGCTGGATATAATCCATCCATTATGCTATTTTTAGTTCCACTAAAAGCGTTGGATAAATTACCAAATTCATTTTGTAATTTTTTTGCTTGCTCTATATTTTTTTCATTTACACCTGAAAGTTTGTAGCTTTCATCGTAAAGTTTATGAACAACAGCAGAACCATTTTCCAATACAAAAAATGTATTTTTATTGATTCCAAGTTGTGCAGCTAAAGATAAACCAATTTCTTCTTTGCCTAAATCTTTTAACTTCTTAAAGGCATCAGCAAGCCTATAAATATCAACGGTATTTTTTTCGTAATTAATTGCGCCTTGAAATCCTACACCGCTTCTTGCGCTTAATTGACCAATTGCAGGTAAAAGAGCTGGATTTCCTAATTGAACATTAGCTACGCCTGTTTGTAAAGCCTGAATAGAGGCTTGAAAATCATCGGCAGTACCACCAACAGATTTTAATACACCACCCCAAGCATCAAGCTCACGAGCAGACATATTAAATAGACTTGCATTACGACCCAAAGCAGCATTGGTCGTAGTCATTGAATTTATAAAGCCAGCAAAGCCAGCAACACTAAATGCAGCAGTGCCAAAAGAAATTAAAGAATCACGAGCTTTTTCAAAACCTTCAGCCGTATCTTTTGAAGTCTTTTGTAAATTCTTTTGAGTTTTTTGATTAGCTTCGTCAAATTTACGAAGTTGCTCTACTGATTTTTTTTGAGCTGCATCAAATTTAGAGGTATCTAGCCCAAGCTCGATTAATAAACTGTCGATAACTGTAGCCAAAATTTACCCCTTATTTTTGATTCATTATATATGCGTTATGCCTATCTACTGCATTAATTTCTAATAATATCCACATATCTTCTACAGAATAAACTGTATCAAGTTCATGCAATGTAGCAAGCCTAGATGATATAACAGCCCCTATCGCTTGCGTTGTGGCTTGATACTCAATGAGCTTTCTTGCTGATTGACTTGTGGACTTAATTCCGAAGTCGATTTGCTTCCGTCTAAAAAAAAATCCATGTGCAACCCCCATACAGCTTTTCTTAACTGTAAGCGTGTTACCACTTCTTCAATATCTTCTTCAATAAGTTTACGTCTTACGCTTTGAGATGGAATAATTTGAACACATCCCATCATTTCTTCCAATAGAGGCTGTGCAGCATCAAATGGAATTTTCAATAAATTCATATAGCCAACAGCTAAAAGCCCAGCCATACCTTGTTCAGCTAAACCTTCGGGTATCTCGATACCAGCATTGCCGATAGCGAGGATTACCCGAAAAGCCCAGTTTTCAGCTTGAGAAGCCGACATTTCAGTAATCAAAAATTGTTTTCCAGTATCTCTACCAGTATCCGCTACAAATGTCGTTTCTTTTCTAGCCATAAGTTATTTAGAACCCGTTTTGTGTACCAATGATTGTTTGCCATGTGATTTCATAAACAACTGGTTGTAATGTCTTTTTAACGGCAGGGAACGGTGTCGCTGTTGTTAAATAACCATTTACTAGAGTGTAAGTGAAACCCGTGGATGGAAGAACAATTGTACCATTAGCTACATAAACGTCAACTGCTGCATCTTGAGCAGCACGCCAAGCATCAAAAATTTCAACACTAGGACTATCTGCTTGTAGATGAACTGTCATTTTGTATGGAACCCATACTTTACCGCCTGATAAAACACCATCAACACCCATTAGAGTTTCTGATTGTTGCACAGCTTCTGATTCAAAAGCGTCATCAACAGCAAAACCTTGAATGTTGACTCCGCTACCAAATACACCTGCTACCGCAAGTGTTAATACTGAATTTGCCGAGGTTATTGTTGCCATGATTTAATCCTTATTGAATTACGATAGAAGCAAGAGTAATTTGTTGTACGCTTTCACCATCTTGATAGTATAGAGTGATTGGTGGTGATTGACGAGCAGCACGAGTTTGAGCCGTTGCAGGAGCAATATACAACACATAACCTTGTGATTGGATTTGTGGTGCAGCATTGAAACCTAAAGCATATTGGATTTCAGCAGCTTGAGCAGCAGATACTTGAATACCTTTACGAATAGCACCAAAGTTAATTGCAGCGTTAATTGGGTCTAAACAAGCAGCATTAATCAATGAATAACCTTGAGCATTGTAAGGAATAGAATTTACTGACAACAACAAATCAACCAAAGCTGTTTGTAAGTTTGCGTTTAACCAAATTTGGTTTACATAAGTATCAGCCCATAACCATTTGCCTGAAACTGAGCCTGGAGTAAACCAGTTAGCGTTATTTGCAGGATTGTTAGAACCGTATGCAGCGTAAGTGTTATAGCCGTTAGAAACTACAGCCGCCAAATTAGTTGCATTAGATACCGCAGGAGTTAAACCTGATTGTTGGCAGAAGTCTAAAGTAGTACGACCATTTAACGCATTGAAATTCAATGATGCAGCATAACCAGCAACAAAAGCAGACAATGAATTTGTACCATAAATTGCACAAGTACCAACTAATTGATTTGTTTGCAAATAATTGCCAAAAGTAACTGTATTATTAGCTGTCAAAATGTTAATGTCAGAATCTTGACATACATATAAATAGCGAGGAGCAACAGAATTAGACCAAGTAGCAAATGCTTCTTTTTCTGTAATTGTTGATTCCCATGTTGTAAAGAATGTAGCCCAATTTTGATTAGAAGCAATGATAGTGTTCATAAATGTTGCTGGAACACCAACCGCTTGACCTTGTGACAATACTGCGCCAGTAGCTTGAGTTAGCAATAAGCCTGTAGATAAAGTGCCTGTTGCATAAGAAATTGTTGCAGTTGCGCCTGTAGTATTAGTCGTAAAAATAAATGCGCTTACTGTAGAGTTCCAAGTAACCGTAAATGGCGGTGTTGTAAATGCAGTTTGAATTGCTGTTGCTGCTGCACTAAAACTTGAAACTGCTGCCAATGAGATAGTGCCTGAAGTAATTGGTGTGCCATTTACTGTAAGAGTTAAAGTGCCTGAACCCAATGCTTGCAATTGACCTAAAGTCATTGAAGCCATGTTACCACTACGCAACCAACCAGCAGTTGCTGTTTCAGGATAGTTAGCAACTAACAAAGCACCTGGAAGTGTTGTTGAATCAGAAGTTCCGTTAAAATAAATACTTGCTAATGTTGCTTCAGTAGAGTTTGCGCCAAAATAACTTTGAACGTTAGCTGCCGTTGCAAATTGTAAAACCGTACCTGCTGGTGCTAGAGCATTTTGCGTGAGCATCAGACCATTTAGGTCAACAGCGATGCCATTGGCTGCTAATACCGATGGAATTACGTTTACTACTTGTGAAAAAGGAATGGTACTCATAAAAGCTCCTATGGTTTAAATGTTTGGTCAATCGGAGCTAAATCTACAACAGCTTCTAACATTGATTGCTGTGAAAGTGTCAATGTTGGATTGTATTGTAAACTAGCTGTAATTTTCCAGCGTTGTTCGTATTGTTCCTCGCCATCAATCAGAGGAATTTGAACAGGGTTATCTGCATACAAAGGCTGAATATTCGCAGGAAATAAATCCGTTGCATATTCATCACGAAATAAAGCCTGTGTTTCCATCGCCCAAACTTGTGAGTCAGGACCATAAAAATCAAGCTGCATTGCGTAATTTGTAGGCGTTAAAATGAATTTTTGTTGTAGAGCTGAGTTGTATGTGTCAACGTTAAAAGACAGTCTATCCATCCCTGAGTTGTTCATAGCAATAAAACCGCCCTTTGGCATTGCTACCAAGTTTTCTTGCGCTTGTATGATTTCCACTCCAGCAGGAATGAAAGTCTTAAAAAATGTGACCAAAGCTGTAAATACATCTTGGTCGATAATATCAATCGTGACACTCATTCTTCAGTCCACTCTATTGAAACATAAATATTAGTTCCGCTAGGAACTGTATCGCCATTTAAACTAAAGCAGAATGATTGATTAACTCCACGCAAAATGATTGGTTGTGTGTTTCTAATTCCAAAATCTTCAATCCACGGGAATACAGGAATACCACTATTAGAAGCATTAGCCAAAGCATAATGGTCACCAAACATAAAAGTTCCAGTTCCTAATGTGGCAGGATTATCTGAATAAGCCCTAACAACTGCCGTTGGTGCTGGATTGTTTGTGTCATAAGGAACACCTGTTAATACTGTAGAAGTGCCGCCTGTATTAGCTGTAGTCCTAAAAAAACAATAAAAGTCAATTACACCAGCAGAACTGGAATTGTCCGCAGTCACTTGTAATCTTGTAATTTTGATTGTTTTAGTTGCTGAACCTGTAATAGTAAATACATCAGTTGCAGGTGAAGCTGGTGTAATATCATAAACACCTGCTCGGTATGTTGGAATATTGACTAAAGGATTACCAAACTGGTCAATTGATACTGCTGCATCGGCAGCTAATCCAGGTGTTCCATTGTTTACATTAATTTCCATAATTTAATCCTGTTGTAAAGTTACGATGACATGGCACCAGTCTGACCACGTTTCTACTACTTTTGTAATCAGCCAGTTTCTATTACATCCGCCAGGGATTTCAGGAAATACCAAAATATCACCGCCAATATTATCGGCACGAACCACGCCAGCAGCATTTCCAAACATATAGACAGAACGCATCACGCCTGTGATATTCAGTCCGTCTGTGTGTTGTAAATTAGTTGTATCTAAGGCTTGAACTTGTGCTTTAACGGTCAACGTTAAACTCGTAGGTGTTCTTTTACCTGCTGCATTAGTTGTATATCCAGTAGACTGAATCCAATTAATTTGAATATTTGGATTTGTAATCTGAGTATATTTATTAACAAGACCACGCAAATTCATTTTTAGCCCTTATTGAAGTCTGAACCAGCTTTGTTGACTGCATTTGAAACAGAGGCAAGCATCAGTCCCGTTTCAATCAATGGTTTAGATGAACCTTTACGCTTAATAGTGATAGGCGATAAAGGAGGGCTGTAAATACTTGAGATTTTTGTTTGAATGTCGGCAGCAGCTAC